TTAACCACTTCAGCTTGTGCTTTGGCTTGCTCAATCCCGTCCGAGATTTTATGTTCCAGCTCTTTTGCTTGCTTGTCATACTCAGCATTAGCATTATCTACGAGCTTCTGCACTTTTGCTTCATATTCTGCATCATAAGACTTCATTTTCTTATCAACAGAATCATTGACCATTCCTGAGATAGAGTCTGCTAAACTTCTAGCAACTTCACCGAAACCGATGCTGACAAGTTTGATGCTCATTGGATTAAACTTGTATTTCGTGATCTTTTTTCGCAAATCTACATCGTAGTCCTCGTGGAAGATGCTCACGATGTCAAACATGTGTGCTGGTTGATCTGCCTGGCCTACAACATCGATTTCAAGACTCTCTTCAATCATGTCACATAGAGTTTCACGGAAATAGCGCTTGCCATATTCCTCAAGCGTTTTTTGATCCACGACATCCTGATCTTGTACTTCCATATCTGCTTCGTAGATATGCTTGTATTTATTAATCAGTGGGCTATCAATGGTCACGGTTAGGATCTGATCTTTCTTTCCTTCCTCGTGGGCTTCGATAACCTTTTTAAAATGGATCCGTGTTCTTAACTCTTTAGTGGATTTCGATTCTTGGAACGACTTCATGTTTTTCTTGTAGGCAAACAATGATTCGTTTTCGATTCCGCCATGCTCCAGCAATCGAACGCTGTACTTATCACGGACGAGATCACCACCCCACTGCCCAACGATAGAGTGCTTGTCTTTGGCCAAGGCTTCCATCGCTGAGACATCTTTAAGATTGAGGGTGTGTTTTGACATCACATCGGAAAAAAATGTAAATGGTGTTTCTCGTTTAAACCCGGCAACAAGCGCATTCATTACGGTTGCTCCATTCACTCGATCGACATTGATCTTGTTGATGGAATATCCATTAAGTAATGTTGCTACTTGATTAGCATATACAGTTACATATCCGTGTTGCTTCTCGACTTCAAAGATAGTAAAGTACTGTTCGCCATGCAAATCGTCAGCAACTAATTCTGTTTCCGGAATTAACAACGCCCATTTTGGATCTGAGGTTGGAAATTTAAAGGTAAGTTGATAGGTGCTGTTAGCTTCTTGCACAATTTCAGAGCTAAAAGCTTCATTAAGAGGAAAATTTCCCTCTTGCAGATAAATCATACTTTATACCTCCAATTCCCTTTTATTGTGATTTTTGAAACAGTTCCTGAAACCGCAACACCAGAAGTACCTGGAGCAATCTCAAAGAAACCACCTCTTTTTCTCAAGGTGTTTTTCAAATTTCCATTTTTGTCATAGACATTTTGTTTTTTATGACGGCAGTCAATTGTTGCTTTTGTATCAATCGTGAGTTGCATGGTCTGCTTACCAATCGTAAGCGTCACATCCCCACTTCCCTCAACTGTGATGACTGGTTCAGAATAGACCGTTCCAGGGTTCGTCACAGTGCCATTACTTGTCAATACGACTTCCGTATTGTTTTTCTGATAACGGAAAGGATGCATCTTGAGTTTGATTTCTAGTGACCAAGCATGGATGCCGTTTTGTCTAAAACTTGAGCCAGCATAATCAGCATAAAAAATAGAGCCTGGTCGATGCCCAAACTCTATTAAATTGTTCTGTTGATTGAATTGCTCAAGGATTTTCTGGACCTCCTCTTCCTTTACAACATACAGGCTGACAGTCTTATCATAGCCATCATATGCTCCATCGTAGATAGGATAGTCTCCATTAGCCCCGTAAATCGTATTATTATCAAAACGTGGCTGAGCCATTTGCTCCTCACCGTAATCGGTGACATAGCAGTTTGGGATTGATCCAGTGTCAAACCCATTAATAATCATGTTAAACATTAGATTCCCTCCCTTGCCATGATTTTAGAATAGCGTTGGTAGCTATTTTGAGCCAAAACATTGCCATCTAGATAAGTTTCTGATGGTTTTTCAAGGATAGCAGTCAATAACTTTTCTAAACTTGACCTTAGAAACGCAATCTCAGCAACGACATTTTGACCATCATACTCATTGCCACCTTTATTATCGATTAGCACGATTTCACGATTGGCCCTTTCGATCTCTCTCAAGAATTTAGCATCTTCTGGAATACCAATACCAGACGCATACTTAGGAATGCCAAGATTTTGCATCAGGCGTTTGGTCCTGTCAGCTCGCAAGACTTTGGATCCACGAGGCAGTGGCATGATGACATCTCGACCTTCTGGGATGAAGCTACGTCCGTCTGGTAACGTGACCATCTCACGGTAGACTGCATTGCGTTGGTCATTGACCATAGCAAGTCCGCCCGGGTGATAATCTGTACCATCTTTGTGTCCAAATAGTCTTCCGACAGTATTAACGACACGGTTGACTACCTCTGTGGCTGTGATGGTTGTATGCCAGCTAGTGGGTACTGATTGAATCGCACTACTTGCTGAGTTAGCAGCATTCATAGCACTTGTGGCATCACCAGTCATGTACTTCATAGGGCTGTAAAGAGCGTTCCATTCATTCTGCTTGTTAATGGCAGATTGCCCTGCATTTACCGCACTACCAGCATCACCAGTTTGCAGTTTGGTAGGGGATGGAGTTGCATTCCATTCATTCTGTTTGTTGATAGCTGCTTGTCCTTGTTGGACTGCATTGTCTGCGTTTGCTGTAATTGTTTTTTCTAACACCTGATAAGCATTTACAGCACCATAAGCTCCAAGGGCTTGGTTCTTGCCAGCTTCAGCACCACTCGCATCCGCATTGATGTTAGTGTTTGTCTCCTTCGGAATGTTCAGGATGTCGTTCATTACCTGGGAGATGACTTTGCTGGAATTGTCCGTAACATCAATTGGGATGTTAGGATTCATACCGACAAGCAAGTTGAGGGCTTGCTGGATTTTAGTAACCTCACCAGTTGCTAAATCTTTAGCAATAATCTCTTTCTGCTCAGGACTCAACTGATTATATTTTTGCAAGGTCGAGATAGCAAGGTTTCCAGAGTTGAGGAAAGCCTCATTCTTCATCAGTAGCTCTTTGACTTCTGCTGGAAGGGCGTTCCATTGAGCGAGTGCCTCCTTGTTTTCAAGGATAGCCTGCATACCTTTGTGACCGTCTAAAACGAGTTCTTTCTGTTCGAGAGTCAGCTCATTCCATTTACCGGTCTCGACCAAGGTCTCACCAATCAACATTTTAGCGTTCGTTTCGAGGTTGGCGTTTTTCAAAATGAATTCAATTGAATTCCAGCCATTCTCAGCTTCCAATACCTTGGAGATTTCTTCCTTGGCATTCGTCTTAACTTCACCCTTTTTATCATCAAATACGAGTGAGTTCCATACTGTATTAGCCTCAGCTGTCTCCTTGCTCATGTTAGCCATGGACTTCGCAACGATCCCAGATGATGTCGTGACAGTATCAGCAGCAGAACGCATATACTCTTCAAACTGTTTCGCATCAAGCCCAAGAGCTCCCATCCGTGATTTAACACCTTGAAGGGCCTCTTTACTCCAACGGCCGTTGTAGTTGTCAAGGAAGCTTTTCTCCAACTCCATATATTTTTGTTGGTAGGCTTCTTTTCTAGCTAAATGCTCTGCTTCCAGCTCCTCTAACTTCTGATTGCGTTCTTTAATTCCTTTTTCGGAGCCATCATTTTTGTATGCTTCTTTGATAGCTTCCTTACGTTTCTCGTATACCTTCTCTTCTTCCTTGACCCAATCCGTGACTACCTTCAACGCATCTTTCCGCTGCGTTTCATTCATGGATTTGACATCGCCGTTCATAGCCTGCATGATAGCATGTTTCTTATCCTTAGAAATATCCAGTAAGTCCAATTCCTGGCTAATCATTTCGTTTTGAATGTTTGAGACGATGGCCTTTTCTTCAAGGGTTAGGTCTCTATGTTGGTCCTTAGCGTTTTGATAGATACGACCGACCTCTTCGGTCATATTCCGGACATTTACTTTGGTTTGTTCAAGTTGCTCTTCTTGGTTCTTACGAACCTCTTCACTCATACCGACTTCTTTAGCGAGAGCTTGCAACTTCTCTTTCTTCTCATCAATCAGCTTGTCAATCTCGCTATTGAGCTTTTCAAAAGATGCCTTGACATTATCGACATTTCCAGCAGTTGCCCCAAAATCAACGATAGCCTTGTTGGCTTCGTCCACCTTGGATTTAAAACCGCTCAGTTGTTCATCTTGGACCTTGCTGACGGAAGTTCCCCAGCGCTGTGTCCTATTCTCAGCTTCTGCCATCTGCTCAGCGATATAGGTCAAACCGACTAATGCAGCACCTCCCAAAAGGACGCCCCATGTGGCACCACTACCAAGTGAGGCTACCGCAGTAGATAATAAGCTTGTACTTGTACTAGCTTCAGCAGTTGCGGTTCCTATTCCGCTAATACTTGCGGACAGGGCTTTAAATCCACCAGCCACAGAGCCAGCGTCTTTAAACGTTTTGATAACACCAGAGACTTTACCGATACCACTAACAAGGCTTCCAAATCCTTTGGTCAAGCCACCGATGATCCTGAGACCACCACCGAGCAATTTCAGAGCTGGCCCAGCAGCCGCTCCCATCAATCCCCATTTGATAATGTTCTGTTGTTGCTCAGATGACATCTTGCTGAACTTCTCAGCCATCTCAGACAGAGTTTCCAGCCAAGGCTTAGCAGCATCCAACCCACTGTTCAGTGCCTTCAGTAATGGACCACCAAATTCAATAGCGATATCTGTAATCTTGTTTTTAAAGATTTTCAACTGTGATTCAGTTGTTTCGTACCGCTTACGAGCTTCTTCAGTCAGCGCACTGTTTTCCTTCCATGCACTATTTGAGCGATTCACTGCATCTGCCATTGTGTCAGATGCTGATGCAAGAGATTTCAGCATATTTCCTTGTCGGATACCTGTCATTCCAAGTTCGTCAAGGATGCCGTCCATGTTCTTGCCTTCGTCAGTGGCTTTTTGCAACCCTTTGATAAAGGATTGCAAGGCTTGCGCTGGCTTCTCTTTCCAAGCCTTAGTAAACTGCTCTGAGGTCATCCCAGCGGTTTGGGCAATCAGTTGTAACTTTTCAGTAGCGCCTTTACCAACACCAGATACCGCCTTACCGATACTGGTAAGTGTCTGTGTCATAGCAGTACCACCAGCCTCAGCTTCGATGCCGACACTACTCATCGCAGTCGCAAGACCGAGGATTTCGGGAGTGGTCAAACCAGCAAGTTTTCCTCCAGCCGCCAAACGGTTTGTCATTTCGACGATATCACGCTCGGTCGTCGCAAAGTGGTTCCCCAAATCAACGACTGCAGATCCAAAGTGACTGGACCATTCACCCAGGTCATTCTTGGAGACCTTCATGATGTTCCCGATTTTAGCAATCGAGGATGCAGCCTCTTCAGCACTTAGGTTGGTTGAAACGCCAAGGTTCACCATTGTTTTAGAAAACTCTTTGATAGCTCCAACTGGTACACCTAATTGCCCGGCTGCTTCTGCGACATGTGCGATTTCAACCGCACTAGATGGCATTTCCTTGGCCATATTACGAATGCTTGCAGATAGCTTGTCAAACTGTTGGGGTGTTCCATCAACCGTCTTTTTAACTCCAGCAAAGGCACTTTCATAGTCGATAGCAGCCTTGACTGCAAATCCAGCACTAGCGACGAGAGGGGCAGTGAGGCCTTTTGTTAACGTCCCACCAAGGTCAGAAACCTTCCGACCAAAACTTTGAATGTGATCTCCGCCTTTTTTGATACTCTGACCCAGAGCCTCCATTCGGCCGGAGAAACTATTTTCACGAGCAACAGCTTTAAGAGCTTGCTCGAC